CCCTGCCCCGGTTCAAGTTGGGTCCACGGAAACTTGACCTTCACTGTTTACCTTCTCTTTGCGAAGCCGCAGGTGCATACAGGTGACGCGAAGTGAGGGTCCGTCTGTGCGAGCCAGCATGTCCTTCTTCACGCCAAACTTCACCTGATAGTCTCCCGCCTTCTGACTCGCTTCCATTTTGCTTTTGAAGTCGGTGTAGCCAAAAGACATCGACGAACAGTGCTTGCGTAGTAACTGCTCCTCGATAAAGTACTCGATGAAGTCTGCGTGCGTGGTGCCGTGCTCGATCCGACCCATGACAGTGTTGCGCGTACTGGTGCGCCCCTCGGCGCTCAGGTTCCAGTCCGTCACCAGCTTATCGTCTTCGTTGCGCCGGATCACGACGAACTTGCCGTAGAACGCTTGGGTGTAGTTATTCAATACGTCTTCGGCAGAGCGCCGCGCCTTGATGTACACCAGTCGAGACCGCGTCACCATTTCGGTCAACGCATGTATCACGCCCACGACGGGCACCGCCAAAATGTTGGAGTAAAGGGGACCAAGCAAGATAGCCGCCGTGACGACGGATGTACACCCTGCATGCCAGTACCGCTCTTCGTCGGTGAGCTTCATGCTGTGCCGAAGCATCTCATGGGTTTCGAGCCAAACTTTCCGAGCCGTTGCTTGGTTCACCGCCAGCCACCGGACCCATGCTTCACCCGCTACGCCATAGTTGCGCCTCAACAGCTTTAGCTGTGCACGTTCGACATCGTTGAACGTCAGTTCTTCCGACGGGTTCCACTCGAGCAGACGCATCATCTCGCCATGCGCAGCGTGTTCTCTTGTGCCCAGCAGCACGTCGATCATGTGCACGTTGGCAGTGGTGGTGGCCGTCAGCGACCAAGTCGAGTTGTTGATGCGCTCTTTGTTCGTGCCCGACTCCATCCGCTCCTTGCCTTTGCCCTCGGCAGTGTCGAAGATGAATGCGGACGCCCACTCGGAGTCGCTGCGAGCTTTGGTCGTGATCTCATCGATGAGGAGCGGCAGACTGTTGAGCAGCCCAGCACGTTGCTGCAGTGCCACCAGAGACGTGCCCTTGCCGGTGCGGTAGCGTAGCGGGTGACCCCACACGCCTGCTTTAAGACTGAGCGTGAGCGACTTGCCGGTGCCAGACTCTGTTGAGCCGATATGCCAGACAAAGCCTTCGTACTCTGAGAAGTGCATCAGCGTCGAGCCAAACGAGTCCACGCACATTGCCAGCATCATGTGCATCTTGCGAGCGATCAGCAGTTCCCACGGCTTGCGCCATTCCTCGAGCGTGCCCTTGGAGGTCGTGTCTCGGTTCAGGTTCTCCAGCCCCGGCATCGGCACGGCGATCTCGCTGCCATCAGGTTTGAAGATCCGATTGTTGTACACGAACGATCCGTTCTTCTGCCAACCGAACTGCGTCGGCACGTCCACCGCCTTACGCATCTGAGCCGCTTCAGCAACACCCGCCCGCACGTAGCTGTACAGATACGGGTCCATCGCAACGCCACGATCTGCGTAGATGTTGTGCGCTGCCAGACATTTCAGAAGCTCATCTTTCGCCACCACCGCCTTGCTGGGCATGATGACAGGCGTGTACTCCACAATCTGCTGGGACGGTTCGTCAGCAGGACCGATGGTCTTGATCGCCATCAAGTGGGCCGCGTGTTCTTTCTCCTCGAGGCGCAGCAGGTCGACGACGAACAAGTCATAAGACAGCACCGGCACTTGTGTTTTGATCGTTACGCCTGACGCGTCAGTCTCTTTGATCTCGGCGAACACGCCGCCGTTCTTGCCGTAGAAAAATCCTTTAGGCGGTGGAGGGCGCTTGGTAAGGCGCGTGCGGCGGTTCAGCTCAACCCCAGCTTCATCGGCCTCGTTGGTGATGCCGTCTTCGAGATATTCAACGGCGTCGTCTTCATCAATAGGCGCTGTCTGCAGCGGGATCTCGTACACCTTCTCTTCGTCGCTTGCTACAACCTCCCGTCCCAACGCCAGCGCGTTGGTGATCTTGCCCCAGTGCGGACAGGTCGGACACAAACCCGGATTCTCGCTGTCCATCTTGATGCAAGGGTACGGGCCTTTGATGTCGGCCAGCTTCTGTTGCATGCGTTCCGGTTCGTATGGGTGCAACTCCGAGAGCTTGACGTTGTACTCATGCCCGTCTTCGCACACCTTAGACCAAGAAAGAAGACCTCGCCAGAGCGGCTCCATGCCGTCTTCGGTTGCGTTATCGATGTAGTGCTTAAGCTGTGCGCAGCCTGTACCTTGTTCGGTCTTAAGCCAGATCGTTTCAAACCGGGTGACACTGTTACCGAGCATCGCCTCAGCAAGCTTCGAGCGTTTGCTGTTGGCTTTGGTGGGGCGTTTGCCTTCGAGTTGCGCGGGGGCAAAGTTGCTGCTGGCCGGCACATAGGCGTCCGTCAGTTGCGCACGTATCGCTGCGCCAAAGTGTAGTAGATCAATTGGCCCCGATCCCCGCAACAACAACTGCACTGGACGCGGCTCGGGATACTTCTCCTTGAAGTTCATTGTGCCGGGGATACGAAGTACGCGGGCAGCATCGGCAGTAACCGCCATGTCGATCTTCATGCCTTCTTGTTTGCACAGGCGTTTGAAGTTCTCAGCAATCGGTTGCCATGTGACGATGTCCGATTCTTTGTTGAGCGGCCAGTAGCAATGTAGTCCCCCGCCGGACGCCACGATGTGGGGTTGCCCGAACTGATCAAGCTGCGTCTTGGCAAGGAACTGCGCCAAGGCTAAGCCTGCCGCCTTCTTCGACTCGTAGCCATCCAGATCCAAAAAGATTGCTTTGATGAAGCGTGCGTTCTTTACGGTGCGGCGTTCCCGCTTAAGACTGAGCACTTGTTCATCAAAGGTCGAGAGAGCGAAGAAGATGTTTTTGTTCTTGCTCAACCATTCTTTTACGTGCGGTTTGAACTCCTCCAGACTGGAAACAAATTGATGCTCTCTTCTTTTTGTGCTCAGTTCTGCCAGACAATACACGCCGTGTCCGGGCGAAGGCAGAACGTCCGCAAGGAATTCCAGCGGTTTCATGCCTGTCCTTTAGCGTGCGGCGTCTACGAAATTTTCCAGTCGTTTAGCAAGCTCCATGATCCACGCACGCGCCCACTCTGGAACAGTCTCCATGTCCAAAAGATGCGCGTACTTGACCAGCTCGTCGTTACTCAGGTTCTGAGGTTGAATTCCAAACATATTTTTTTCCAAGCGTCGTCAGATGTTTTGGCGTTCTGCATGCAAACCAGCAAGCGTTCGATGTGCTCTTCGTACACCTTTAGAACGCCACCGCCCTTCATCCAGTTGTAGACGGACTGCCGTGACGCACCGAGCGCTTTGGCAAGTTTGGTGGCTGAGATGTCGTGATAGATCGCCCAGAGAGCAAGGCGGGTGCCCAGCTCGCTAGGAGGTTGCTGTTTGATGCGAGCTATGAAGTCGGAACTGTAAGGCATATTATCGGGGGCTTGCACCCCCGCCTCCTTATTGAGTGCGCCAAATGCGCACGCCGTCGGGCATCTTGCGCAAAGCAAACTTAAAATTCAGCGTCTTGCTGGCGCTATGAGCTGCCGTGCCGACCCGCGCCATCAGTCGTTTGATATTGCCTTCTGCCTCTTCTATAGGCACGAGGAAGCTCATGTTCACTTTCATGGCAGCGAACGGGTACTTGGAAGTGCGCGCCTGTTTGGTCTTTGCACGCGACGGGATCGGAATATTTTTTTGAAGCTTGTACATTGTTCTCTCCTGAGACGGGGGCCGAAGCCCCCGGTTGGTTTACTCGTCGTCCCAATCACTGACCATATTGACCAATGAGCTTTTTTGGTCGACTGGCGGTTTCTTGGGGGCTGTGCGAACCTCCGGCTCATCCACCTCCTCGACCGGAGCCGGCTTAGCAGCTTTCTTAGCCTTGGGTGGGGGCGGGGGTGCCTCGTCTTCCTCCGCTTCTGGAGCAGGCTCGGCTTCCACCTTCGCCTTGGCCGGCGGCTTGCCCTCAAGCTTCAACGGTGCTGCGACACCGTCTGTCTTGGCGACGGTCATCGTGATGGCCTTCTGAGCTTCTGTGGACTCGCCCTGCGTCTCGACGGTGGCGAACTCATCGTCGGTCAGCCAACGCATCGCTTTGAAGAACAGCTTCGGCGACTCGGACTTGGTGTCGAACTTCATCCGCGTCACGACGGTCTCCGGACTGATGTCCTGCGCAGCAAGCCAGCGAGCATACTCTTGCAACGGGCGGTTGTCGCCGTCTGCCTTGCCGAAGATCGACGTGGCAGGCAGTGCCAGCTGCAGAACATCTCCCTCGACACTGTCGGCCAGCACCACGGCTAGACGCTGTTGGTAGCGGCATGCACGGCTGTTGCCTTGCCCCGAGCCTGCGATGTTCTTGGGACACTCCGAGCAGCGGCTTGCCTGCTTCTGAGCGCTGTCCGGGCTGGGCGTCTCACCGTCGGCAGACCAGCAATCTGGACCGGTTACGGTGTCACCATCATACGACTTCGCATAGAACACACGGCTGACCTTGGGCGCGGCTTTGACGATCACGACATCGAGATACCGGTCCTCGATGGAGGCGACCTCCTTACCACCGGACAGCAAACGGAACACACCCCCCTTGATGGAGATACGCTTGCCGGTATTGGCAGCACCACCAGCCAGTGCCTTGGCGGTTTCGGACAGACCTTTGCGAGCAAAGGCAGGGACTTGGGACGGATTAAATAGAGCGACGTTGCTCATGGTTTCCTCTTACTTGTGGGAGGGTTTACGAACGGAAATGCTGAACTCGGAACTGCTGTTCAGACCGGGGGGCATCAACGAGGGGTTCTCTTTCAAGAACGTCGCCATGTTGGTCTGGGCAATACGCTTCTCGAGCAGATCAACGGCATCGTGCTCGATCACAAACTGCTTGAACGCATCCCAGTCCTGCGTGTTGTAACGCGTCTTGGTTGAGAGAATGACCGTGCCTTCGTCGGTGTTCACAGACTTCACACCGAGGGCCAGCATGCGGTCCTTCAACTCGTTCTTGATGGTTTCTTGCTGAGCTTTCAGCGCCTCGACTTCTGACTCGTACGTGGCTGTTAGCTCTTGAATGCGGGCCTGCATCTTACGATACACCCGCGCCAGTTTGTCCATAGGGACATCTGCGGTCTCAGACATGATCTTCTCCTGTCGAAGTGTCTAAGGGTTGTAAATGTTTTGACGATAATACAGGTTTTTACAGTCGGCGCAAGTCTCCTTTTAATTTTTTTCTTTGATCTCCTGATCGAACATCTCGACCAGCAGCGTGTGATCGTTCACCTTACGGCTCATCGCTCGGAACATACGTTCTTCGATGGGGCTGCTCTGAATGTGGACGACCGTGACCTTGTCGCTGTTCTGCCCTTTGCGGTCTGCACGGGCGATACACTGGAGATACATCTCAACAGACATCAGTGGACCATAGAAGATCACTGTGTCCGCAGCGGTCAGCGTGATCCCGTGGGCGGTGGCTTGTGGCTGCATGACGAGTACCCGCGCCAGATCCGTGTTTTGAAAATCGTCGATGATACGCGCACGTTTGGTGGCGCTTACACCACCGTGGATCTGTGCGTTCTTGATACCGTGCTTGTCCAGATGGCGGGTGATGGTGTCGATACTGGAGCGGAACAGCGCGAATACGATGACCTTTCGGTCAGTCTCTTCAATCACCTCCATCAACGTCTTCAGACGTGGCAGGCAATCAAACTCGACCACTTCTTTCTCGTCGGTGTACGCCGCGCCGCACGATATCTGTAGCAGCTTGTTGACGGCCACACCCGCGTTGACTGCGGTGATCGTCTCTCCTGCTGCTTGTACAAGAAGCTGTTCACGTAGCAGCACATAGTACTTCTGTTGTTGCGGAGACATCGGGACGTTACGCGTCACGGTCACAACCGGCGGCAGATCAAGGCATTGTGCTTTGGTGTATCGAATCGCGGGCTGCAGCGCCGCAT